AAGGTCGATGCCGAGGCAGGAGGCCAGAGATACTCTCCTCCCTGGGTCGAGTACCGGCTTCCTGCCCTGGCCGAGCTGGAGGATCCTTTGGGCAGGCAGCCTGGAGAGGCTCTCTGGCCTGAGAAATATCCTCTGCAGTCTCTGCTTGCTATCAAGGAGGACATCGGGCCTTACAACTGGCTCTCTGAGTATCAGCAGACGCCCATTCGCCGGGAGGGGGCACTCTTCCGCCAGGAGTACTTCCGGCCGGTGGAGGTGCTGGGTTAAACAAAGCCCTTGCCCCTTCTCCCTCCTCATCCTCGTAGCTGTTCTGCTCGTCATCACGGTTGATCGGAATCAATGAAATCATGATTCAAGACTGTGCCTATGAACTTCCCGTTATCGAGCGGTCGTCTCTCAAGATCGGCACCTTCATCGACCTGGCCACCAGCACGAATACGCGCGCCGATTTTACGGTTATCGCCACCTGCGGCCTGGATGACAAGGCGAACATCTACATACTGAACATTCTCCGTGGCCGGTGGGAGTGGCCGGACGCAAAGGAGCGCATCATCGAAGAGGTCCTCTCCCAGGGAGTCGGCCTGGCCGGCGTCGAGACAAACGGCTTTCAGCTCTCCTCCTTCCAGGAGCTGGTCCGGGAGAAGCGCCTTCGCAGTGTCGCTTTCTATCCCGTCCAGGTCAATAAAGACAAAGTGAGCCGCGCCCTGCTCTGCTCGGCCCGTGGTGCCGCAGGCAAGCTGTTCTACCGCAAAAATGCCTCATGGTTCGAGACGCTGCTCTACGAATTCACCAATTTTCCCGGAGGCGATCACGATGACATGGTGGATGCTGTTACGGGATGCATCGAGCTTTTGAACAATTTCCAGGTTGCGGCCCCGGTGGTCTCACCTGGCGTTCCCAAAAAACGCAGTAAATGGAGAGGGAGAAGATAGTGGCAAAGAAGAACATGAAACTGGTGGAGATGGGCCGCACGGGTCTGACGAGGTTCGGGGGCTACATCTCGGAGGAATGGCTTCCTGAACTGCAGGGCAGAAAGGGCGCTGAGGTCTACAAGAAGATGGCCGACAGCGATGCCATCATTGGCGGATACCTGTTTGCCATCAAAGAGATCGCTAAATCGGTTCCATGGTTCGCAGTTCCCGCCAACAGTAGCGAGGAAGGCCAGGAGGACGCCAGGTATCTGGAGAGCTGCATCTACGACATGTCCACGCCCTGGCCCTCCACCCTGGATGAGATTCTGAGCATGCTGACCTTCGGCTGGGGCTACTTCGAGAAGGTCTTCAAGATCCGCCGGGGCCCGAAGCAGAAAGATTCCAGGTTCCACAGCCAGTATAAAGATGGACATATCGGCTGGGCCAAATGGGCTCCCAGAGCCCAGGAGAGCCTGAATGAGTGGATCTATGACGAGGACACAGACACTCTTATTGGCATGAGCCAGATCCCGGCGCCGGATTATCGGGAGCGCAGGATTCCTCTCGACAAGGCCCTGCATTTTGTAACCACTTCGTCCAAGGGCAACCCTGAGGGCCGGTCCCCTCTCAGAAACGCTCGGCGAAGCCACTATATGAAGACCAATATAGAGGACCTGGAAGGGATCGGAATCGAGCGAGACCTCGCAGGCTATCCGACTCTCTATATCCCGTTGGAGGTCTTTGAGCAGAAGACCGACAAGGCAACTGAAGCCTACAACGACTTCATGGATGTGATTTCCAACATCCGGAGGGACGAGGCTGAAGGCATTCTCCTTCCAGCGGTCTTCGATGCCAACGGCAACCGCCTTTACGAGTTCAAGCTCCTCTCCTCGTCAGGCACGCGCCAGTTCGATACCAGCCGCATTATCAACCGATACGACACCCGCACTGCTCTGACGGTTCTGGCCGATTTCTTGCTTTTGGGCCAGCAGAAGCAGGGCAGCTATGCGTTGTCTGATACCAAGTCCAAGATGTTCTATCAGTCGCTGATGTCTCTCCTGGACAACATCGCCGAGACCATAAACACTCAGGCCGTTCCTGAGCTCTTCGAGCTGAACGGCTGGGAACGTGAAGAGCTTCCCTATCTGGCTCATGGAAAAGCAGAGCCTGTCAACCTTGAGGCGCTGGGCAACTTCCTGGAAAGGCTCACCAATATGGGCATGGTGCTGGATGACCGGCTGGAAAATCACCTGCGAGGCATTGCCGATCTGCCCTTGAGAGACACACAGCAGCCTTCTCGTCGCAAGGCAAGGCTGACCCCGGCTCTAAGAAAACCACAACGGCCAAAGAGGCCGGAGCTGGCCGATGAAAGCCAGGAGGAAGTGGAGGTGGCTGCCTGATGGTAAACGGCTGGTGGTGGAGGTGTGGAAATAGCACGCCCTGCAAAGCCTGCCAGGAAAGAGAAGGCCAGTTCTTTCCTCTCTCTGTACCTTTTCAGCAGATTCATGATAATTGTGTCTGCTATCCCGAGCTGTCAGAGGTAGAGGATCCGGAATATTCTGAGATAGTACCAGAAGACGAGATCCCTGGCCTGCAGAGGATCAGTTTTGAAACGAACGAGCCGGCACCAGAGCTCCCTCAAATAGGTGATGAGGATCTGAAGTTCATCATGCCTCAATCTCCTGATGCGGGCCTGGGCGAAATGCGTCAAATCCCAACTCTTCAAAAGGATGAGAATTCAATGAAGTACTTTTCCAGCTTTGACGAACTCTGGGCTCATTGCGAGCCCTCTCTTGGCAATGGCACGAGGCTCTACGTGGAGAAGGCCGGACAGAAGCGTGAGTTCTCCACTCGCCGTGAGCTGTCGATCCTGGACCGCTGGGCCGGAGGAGCGACGATCGTCACCAGCGGGGTCGAGAGGTCTGTGCTCCTCAAGGCGGAGATGCAGCCTATGCTTGTTGCTAACGCAAAGGCGGTCTTTGTAGCTGCCTCTCCTAACGGGATCGAAGTAGCCAGAGGTGTTCCCCTGGCCGGTGAAGGTCGCAGGCTCTTTCGCAACTCCATCCTGGAGCCTGCCGGCCTTCAGGAAGAAGAGACAGGCTTTCTCTACCTCGTGCCTCGCTGCCTCAATCGTGAGCCGACTTATGAGGAGGTGGACGCCTGGCGGCCCTGGATTTTGCAGCAGCTCCAAACCATGAACCCCAGGGTGGTGGTCTCTCTGGGAAAAGCCGCCGCAAACGAGGGCCTGGCGGCAATAACCATGCCTCATCCTCATGCCGTCCTTCGCCATGGCGACTCTGGGGAGCTGGCCCGGAAAGTCAAGCGCCTCAAAGAGTCTCTGGCCGAGGCCCAGAACATCGATCATGCTTTAAATAGTTGGAATCTTAAGGAAGTTCCTGTCGTTGGAGACGAATTTCACGCCCCGATTTTCAAGGCCGATGAAGAAAGGCGCTTGGTTTACGGCGTGATTGCCGAGTCCGATATAGTGGATGCACAGCTCGATGTCATGAGCGCTCGCACTATTGAGGACATGGCTCACGACTTCATGATCCGGTCCAGGAAGTTCGACGAGCGGCACAACTGGAAACAGGCTGCAGCAGCGCTGGTTGAGTCCTGGATTGTGCGGGAGGATACAACCCTCTTCGGACAGCTCATCAAAGCCGTCTCGTGGGTTATCGGTGTCAAGGTCTTTGACGATTTGATTTGGCAGAAGATCAAATCAGGCGTTTACAAAGCATTCAGTATCGGAGGAAAAGGTGTACGGGTCCCAAGAGTACGATTTGCTTGAATCGAAAGCGGATTTCATCAGCTTCGTTCCTCGTGGGGCGAACAAGAAACAATTCCTGGTGGTGAAGGAACTGAAAGAAGATATTTTAAAGACCATCCTGGAGACGCCGGACGAGGAACTGGCCAAAGCTCTCCAGGAGGCGGGCCTGGGGGGCGAGGGGGCCGAGGCGCTTGTGGGTGCGGCCAAGGTCCTCAAGGCTTACAGAGATGCTCTTCCCGAGAACGCACTTGCGATCCTGGCGAAATGTGCGGGGCTTGCCTTACCCGAATTAGAGAAGGAAGATGTGCCTAACGAAGCTGGAAAGGAGACCAAAAAGCAAGCTTCAGGCGAACTGTCCAAAGAAACCCTGGAGAAGCTCGATCCAGGCGTTCGTTCTCTGCTGGAGAAGACTCTGGCCGAGAGGGATCAGGCCACAGCCAAGGCAGACGAGGCTCTGAACCTGGCCAAGGAGCTGAAGGACGAGAAGATTCTCAAGGAGTATGTCGAGAAGGCCGAAGATCTTCCCCATATGGCAATTGAGCCCCTTAAGTTCGGTCCTGTGTTAAAGGCCCTGGGCGAGAGCCACCCAGATGAGTTCTCGGAGATCTTCAGGGTTCTCAAGGCGGCAGATGCAGCTATCGAGAAGTCCGAGCTCTTCAAAGAGATCGGAAAGGCTGGATCAGGTGAGTCAGACGCTGAGGCGCAGGTCTACGCTAAAGCCAGGGCTATGGTGGCCAAGGACGGAGCGCTAACTTTTGATGATGCGGTCTGCAAGGTCCTGGAGGAAGACAAAGAGCTCTACACCAAGTATGAAGATGAGCGTCAGAAAGCCGTAAAGAGGAGGGGCAAGTGATGGCCGGCGAGGAGATTGTTTACTCTACGAGCATCATGGCCGGTGCTGACCTTTCTGACAAGCAGTTTCACTGCATCAAGCTCAACGCCTCCGGCCAGATGATCCTCTCCGGAGCCGGGGAGAACTCGCTCGGCATCTTGCAGGATAAGCCGGCTTCCGGCCAGGTAGGAGCTGTCTGCTGCCTGGGAAAGAGCATGGCCGTTTATGGTGCCTCTGTGACTGCAAACCAGAACTTGACGCCAGATGCCTTGGGCAGATTGGTTCCGGCTACAGGCATTGATGCCCAGGTGGCCGTGGCTGCAGAATCTGGTTCTGTTGGTGAAATCCACAGCGTCTACCTGGTCTCCAGGGCCAGTGCAGGAGCCATCCAGAAGAGCGTTCTCTCTATTCCCTACAAGCTATCCAAAATAGCCAATGGCGATCTGGTTACAGAGATCGTTCCCGGCTTTCCGGGGCGGATCATCAAATGGTGGTTTACCATTACCGATCCTGCCACGACGCCAGCCAAAGCGGCAGATCTCAATTTGGAGATCAATTCCACCAATGTAACCGGAGGCGTGCTGCAGCTCACCTCTGCCAACTGCACTCCCAAGGGTAGCAAAGTCGAGGCGGCTGCCGTCTCTGGAAACAATGTCTTCGGCGCTGAAGACTCCATCAGCATAGAAGCTTCGAACGTCACTGCCTTTGCGGAGGGTGAAGGCGTGCTCATGATCTCGATAGAATAGGAGGTGAAGGAAAAATGCCTCAGCCTACTGCAGGTGACGTTCACGTAAACCGCCTGCTCGGAAATATTTCCACCGCTTACATTCAGAAACAGGGCTCTTTCGTGGCCGACCAGGCTTTCCCGGTCGTGCCTGTGGACAATAAGAGCGACCGCTACATAACTTACAGCAAAGAAGATTGGCTCAGAGATGAAGCTCAGGAGCGGGCTCCAGGAACGGAGTCCGCCGGCGGCAGCTATGAAGTGGATACCGAGCCTAACTTCTTCTGCCGCAAATACGCCTTCCATAAGGACATTGACGACGACACCCGGGCAAACCAGGACATGCCCATCGATGCTGACAGAGACGGCACCCTCTTTGTGAGCCAGAAGATGCTCCTCAAGAGGGAGAGAGTCTGGGCCGCCGCCTACCTGACCAATGTCTGGGGAACGAACCTGACCGGCGTTTCTGGCTCTCCCAGTGCCGGAGAGTTCAAGCAATGGGACCAATCTGGAGCTACCATCCTCAAAAACATCGAGGACTGGAAGGAGTATGTAGCCTCTACAACTGGATTTGAGCCCAATATCATCGTTTGTGCTCCTGATGTTCTGGCAACCCTCAAGGTAAGTCCAGAAGTGAAAGACACTATCAAATACACCCAGAAAGGCGTGGTGACGGAAAACCTACTGGCCGAGCTCTTCGGGGTGGAAAAATTCTTGGTGCCAAGAGGTGTGGTGAATACCGCGGCCAAGGGCAAGGCTGGAGCCTTCCAGCGCATCGTGAGCAAGAAGATCCTGCTTTGCTATGCCCCGGAAAAGCCGTCTCTGCTCACGCCTTCGGCTGGATATATATTCTCCTGGAAGGGCTACTTTGGAGCCGATAAGTTCGGTGCCCGTATCAAGAAGTTCCGCATGGAGAATGTGGAGTCGGACAGGATTGAAGGAGAGATGGCTTTTGACTGCAAGCAGGTGGCTGCTGATTTGGGCGTCTATGGGGCCTCGGTAATCGCCTGAGCTTTTTTCCCCTTTTTTGGAGGGTGGATGAACTGGACATATACCAACAATCCTTCCGGCAGCAGCAGAGACGCTTTGCGGCTGGCCGTGGGCGATACCAACCAGGAAGATCCGCGCCTCTCTGATGAGGAGGTCGAGCACTTCCTGAGCCTCTATCCTGAGAGCCTGAATCTGGCGGCAGCCGAGGCGGCTGAGGCCATAGCTGCCCGGTACTCCAGCATGGCCGTCTCCTATGTGGGCGACCTCAATAATTCGCCCCATTTGAAGGCCGAATACTACCTGAAGCTTGCTAGCCGGCTTCGCAGTCGGGATGTGGTGGAGGAGGTGGTGGAAGCAGAGGAGAGCATTGTGGCAGGCCCTGGCTGCAGCTCGCAGGCCCTGCACAGAGGAGCAATATTCAAAAGGGAGTCAGTTTTATGAATCCGATTTTTGGTGAGCGCGGCCCGGAAGCCTTCAAGCTTCTCCTGGCCGGAGTTGGGACGGGAGGGATCTATCTGTTCGGAGCGTGGGATGCCATCCTAAAGGCACTCATCGCCCTGGTGGTTATCGATTACATAACGGGTGTGATGGCTGCCTATATTGAGAAGACCCTGAGTTCAGAGGTCGGGATGAAGGGCATCATCAAAAAGGTCTGCATCTTTCTCATGGTGGCCGTGGCCAATATCATGGACATCTCCACTGGTCTGGATGAGCCCTATCTGAGGACGGCTGTCATCTGGTTTTTCATTGCCAATGAGGGCCTCTCAGCGCTGGAAAATATGGGTCGGTTGGGGGTGCCTCTGCCTGAGTTCCTCAAGCAGTCTTTGCAGAAGCTGAACAAAGGCAACGCCGGCAGGTGAAATGAAGAGTGCTCTCACTGAAAATGTGGGCATAAACGACATGGTGGATGGCGAGATATGGATTTTTGTATCGAGAGGTATCATGGGAATAGCTTAGTCTTGCCAGTGGGATTAACGACTCCCCAGGTATCGGAATTAGGAGCAATCACTTATGTCCCGCTATCTATTGTTGGAGCTGCTATCAGGTTCAAGCTGGGGGAGATTACAGAATTATCTGATGGCTATTCGATAACTCGAAATGACTTGGCGGGGAATTTTACCATAATCATCTCTGCTACACTGATGGCGACCTTGGTGAATACTGTCTACTACTTTGCAGTAGAAATCACGTATGCATCGGGCATTCGAGAAACGTTATTCGTGGGCAAGCTAACTCTAAAGGATAACGTGGTGCTGTGACAAATGTTACAGTAATAAACACTTCGCCTGTAGTGACTGTTACCGATCTCGATAAGCAGATTACAGTTACGCCGCCATCCGAAATCCATCTCGATATGGGGGTTAACCCCCCAGTCTACAATCTGACTGGCCATTCCATCTTTGTGGGCTCTGGAGGTGTTAATGGATACCAGGTATGTATGCTGGCCCTTGATGGAACAGCCAGGCCAGCAGACGGCTTTAACCCGACACATGCCGGAAAGGTCATCGGGTTAGCAAATTCCACCCAGGCCGAAGGGATGCCTGTAATAATTCAGCTCGCTGGAGAAATTGAAAATCTTGCATGGCATCTGGTAGCAGGAGAGGTATATTATCTTGTATCGGGTGGGGAGATCTCTTCGACACCACCAGATACTGGATTTGTGCAGAGAATCGGCGTGGCAAAAAACTCTACAATTTTAGTAATAAATCTTGGAGAACCAGTATTGAGGTAAAAATATGGCAGATAAGTACATATCGATAAGTGCAGGTGGCGTGCTAACTGAAGTGGCAGCCACCGTTTCAAGTTCAGGGTCAAGCAACGCTGGAGATATTCCAGCTCTTGATGCTGATGGCAGGCTCGATGATTCATTGATGCCTTCGGGCGTGTCCGCAGAAGTAGTTGTCTGTGTCGCCTCTGAGGCCCTGGCTGAAAATGACGTGGTAAATTTCTGGGACGACACGGGCACTCTGAAATGCCGCAAGGCAGATGCAAGCGATGCTACCAAGCCCGCTCATGGCTATGTCAAAGTAGGTGTGGCAGAGGCCGGGAATGCGACTGTCTACACAGACGGATTCTTGCCGGGAACCGCCCTGACGAAAGGCAGCAAATATTTCCTTTCTGAAGATGCCGGGCTCGTGACAACAACGGCCCCAACAACAAGCGGCGCTATTGTGCAGTGCATCGGAATCGCGGTTTCCGCAACCGAAATCAAGTTCGATCCCGATAGGATGTTCGTAGTCCGGGCGTGATCCCGTGGCTGCATTAAAGCCATTAGTGCTTGGTGCAAACGGATTTGAAGAAACTTTAGGAATTCCAGTAAGGCATTCAGGAACTGCTATCGGAACCGGGGCGAATCAGGAGATCAGCCACGGCTTTGCAGCAGCACCAAAGAGGCTGGAACTCATACCTCTTGATGTGGGGGAGTCCACGGTTTTTTCCGGGCGGACCGTGGAATCCACTCATTTTCATATCACTGTCACCGCAGGACGAAGTTTTGCCTGGGTAGCAGAGGATTGGTAATCGATGCTTAACTCATTACAGAAAATTAAAGATAGCAGCGTCCTCGATAATGAAGATCTTGCCGCTTTACAGGACTTGATGCCTGGAATCGAGCAGTCAGTCCAGAGCCACACGATTTATAGAACCACCACAGAAGCCCTCTTCAGCGTTCTTAATGATGTCAAATTTCCAACTGCAGCCAGCAAATACCACCAGGCTAAACGCGAGCAATTGGTCATGTTCGAGAATCTGGTGGGCTTATCTTTCGATTACCGGGCCGCAGTGATCGAGCTGGATGAGGTGGAATCCAAAATCGCTAACTGCAAGGGATTCAAACTAAAGAAGCTGGAGGTTAGGAGAGATCGGCTGCAGTTTAAGCTGATGTGGATGCGAAAGGACGGCCAGGAGCGCATTAGAGAGCTGAAGATGTGGGCTCAGATCATGCAAGACCTCGCAAAGTCCGATGTCTTTGATACCGACAACAAGGACACGGATGGACTAAGGGCCTTCACATTACGCTATCTTTGGGAACTGCCGGCAGCCTGTCGGGCTGGAAATGATGTAGGGGGCGCAGTCAACATCATAGCTCAGGCCAGGACGGGTCTCGCCGAATGCGAAAGACGCAATATCAAGCTGCCGTCCAACCTTGTGGAACGCTCCAAGAGGCTTCTAAAAGGCGCCTGATATGAGCGGGACATGGAGCAGCGGAGGTAACCTGAACACTGGACGAGATATGTTATCAGGAGGTGGAAGCCCCGCAGATGCCATCTGCATGGGCGGCTACAACTACGACATTACTTATGATGATTTGACTGCCACCGAAGAGTATAACGGTAGCTCATGGAGCTTTGGGGGGAACATGTCCATGGGGCGAAGTGCAGCAGCAGGCGGGGGAAGCTCGTCTGATGCTATCTGCATGGGCGGCTATGGAGACACCTCCACCGAGGAATACAACGGCACCTCCTGGAGCAGTGGAGGAGACCTGAGCATCAGCCGATATGCTATGGGTGGGGCCGGCAACTCCTCCAACGCCATCTGTATGGGAGGCTACACTTATGACGAGGAAACTGATGAGGAAGCAAATGTACCATATACAGAGGAGTACAATGGCACCTCCTGGATTTCTGGCGGGGATTTAGCTACTGCCCGATATTATCCGGCGTCAGGCGGTAACGCCTCCAATTCCGTTTGCATGGGTGGCTATGCGGATAGTGGTTACTCCAATGCAACTGAAGAATACAACGGCAGCTCCTGGAGTTCTGGCGGGAATCTGGCAAATGCCCGATATGAATTAGCAGGTGGTGGCAATTCGTCAGATGCCATTTGCATGGGCGGCTATGTTTCTGGGCTCAGCGACATTACTGAGACTTATGATGGCACCTCCTGGAGCGCAGGCGGAAATTTAGTCACTGCTCGGCAAAGCCTGGCAGGAGGGGGCAATTCGTCGGATGCTATCTGCATGGGCGGCTATGCATCTGGATATTCCAATGTAACTGAAGAATATGCAGAAGCCTCTCCTGCCTCAATTGTACCTGCGATTGTATTTCAATATCGGCAGAGGTGGTCTTAGTGGCCAGAGACTTACGATATAATACAGCCGTCCAGGTAACTGTAGGACCGTTTAGGGATAAGACAGACGGAGTAACTATCAAAAATTCTCTGACAATCAGCAATGAGAGGATCACTCTTGTAGCAGATACCGACGATGGGAACGCCCCTACCATAATCCTGGATAACGTGGCGGGCGCAACAAGCGGGACGAACAACGACCTGAACTATATCTCGAATTGCGATGCAGGTCTAATGCGGTTTGAGTTCTCGGCAGCCAACACCCAGAGGTATGGCCGGATGTTTCTGACTATTGACGACCCGAACAACCACGTTCCCGTGTTCCATGAATTTGAGATCCTGTCTCAGGAGGTCTACGATGCAAAGTATGGAACGGGCAATCTTCCTGCGAATACAAAGGCACTCTCCGGGGATTCGGGCGCAGCAGATAACCTTGAGGCGGCCTGTGACGGATCAGGGTATAATCTGGGAGCAGGGCAGATTGTTGTGGCCTCGGTAACATCGAAGACGGGGTACGAACTCACCTCGGCCTACGATGCTGCCAAATCAGCAGCATCACAAAGCTCAGTGAATGCTATTGATGCCATTCTCGATGAACTGCATGATACAGACATCCCGGCCATAAAAACGGTCGTGGATGCGAATGGTGTTAAGCTGGTAGCGATTCAGGGCAAGACTGAGATGTTACCTGCCGTCTGGTTCTCGCCTTAAATTGAGTTATTTTGGGAAGAAGGAGGTAAAACCATAACTCTAACCCTTTTAGACGCTCTTGTAACTGCTCTTTCAGGAAATACGGCCCTGGCGGCAATGGTTGATTCGAAAATCTACAAAAATAAGCCCTTAGAAAAGAGTGATGTAGATTTGCGAAACGCCAGAAATAAGAGCCTCGTATCCTGCGAGCTGCAGGACCTCTACGGCCAGCTTGTAGCCTCCGATCCTGTTTTTGTCGTAGATATTCGCTCTCGAAAAGGAACCGATACCGGGGCCGAGTATTGCGCTGAGATTGCCGATTTGGTAAGGGCGATTCTCGACGATGGCTTTACTGGAGCTGAGGTCCTGAAAGTTCGGGGTGATGTAGCCTTTGACAAATCTCTTGCAGCCTTCCGCTGTCGGCTGGAAGTCTACTGCCATGTGAAAGTCAGCTACACCTTGACCCTGACTCCCTCAGTCGTCGGCCCCCAGGCTGCCGGCCAGGAGATCATATTCGTAGCAGCCGCCACGCCTTCGCAGGGCCTTGAATACCGTTTCCTCGTGAACGGGCCGGGCACCGGCTACGTAGCCCGAGATATGACTGGATGGCAGAGCCGCAATAGCTTTGCCTGGAGGACCAGAGACCAGGATGTTGGGGCATCTGTTATCACTGTACAGATCAGAGGCGGAATCTCAAAAGGAGCTGCAGACCAGAGCACCACAACGTCTTATACAATATCTGCAGCGGGAGGGGCTGGAGCTGGGACCGCCCCGGAGATTATCAGCCTAACACCTAGCCTGGCCAGCCCCCAGGAGGAGCAGACTAAGATTGACTTTATCTGTGAGGCTGATGATGCCGATAATGACCAGCTCTATTATCGCTTTTTCTTGACAGGCCCGGGAACAGCATCCAAAAAGAAGCTTGTGCAGGATTGGAGCCACAAGAACGCCTGGCAGTGGCAGCCGCAGGCCATAGATATCGGTGAGAGCGCCATTGAAGTGCAGATTCGAGACGGTTTGCATGCTGCTGAGGGCAGTTATGACGACCGCGAAACCGTAAGCTACACGGTAACGCCAGCCTCAGGAACTGGCATGGGCACTGAGCCCACCATCTCCAGCCTCACGCCCAGCCTGGCCAGCTCTCAACCGGCAGGCACTCTGATCGATTTTATTTGCATTGCGACAGACACGGAAGAAGACGCGGTAGTGTATCGCTTCTTCCAGACAGGCCCAGGAACAGCAGGGTTAAAGAAACAGGTGCAGGATTGGGGCCGCAGAAACTTCTTTGAGTGGAACCCACGAGAGGATGACGTAGGCGAGAACACTATTGAAGTCCAGATCCGAGACGGCAATCATGCGGGACCTGGCAGCTATGACGATTCGGAAACAGTCAGCTATACCATTACAGCAGCCGATACGGGAGCCGGCAGCAAACCCACCATTACCAGCTTAACTCCAAGCCTGAGCAGCCCAAGAGGCCAGGGAACCGAGCTTGATTTCATTTGCATAGCAGCCGACACCGAATCTGATGCAATTCTCTATCGCTTCTTCTTTACAGGACCAGCAACGGCCTCAAAGAAGAAGCTCGTCCAGGATTGGAGCCGGAAAAACGCCTGGCAGTGGACTCCTGGGGCGGGGGACATTGGCAGCAACACCATCGAAGTACAGATTCGAGACGGCAATAACGCGGGCGAGGGCAGTTATGATGCCACTGCCAATATATCATTCGCAGTCTCTACGAACACGGCACCTACGATTACTGAGGTCTATGTCAATGAGCCCGGCAATCCGTTCATAGGTGATAAAATCCACGTAGTAGCCGATGCATCTGACGTGGGTGGCGACCTTATCCTATACAAGTTCTGGCTCTACCGGGAAACTGTGGGGGCCTCCTGGGAGCAATTCACAGATTGGCAGACTGAGAACTGGATCCTCTACCAAATAGACCGCATGGACTTTGAGACAATCGCCATCAAGTGCCAGGTGCGGGACGGAAAGCACGCGGGAGAGGAGAGTTACGACGATGAGGATTCCGACCTGGCGATTACAGTGCAAAGGGCTGCTATCACCTCAGTTACGCCCAGCCTCTCGTCACCGCAAGCTAATGAGAACACAATTGTATTCTCTATTACTGCTAACAAGACTTCTAAGATTTATCATAGATTCTGGCTGAAAGGGCCGAGTACAGGCAACGCCTGGCGGGATATGACTGGCTGGCAGGCCCGTAACTCCTGGACATGGAGGACGGTAGCCTGTGACATCGGCACTAACTACGTGCGGGCTGAGGTCTGCGACTCGCCCGATACATGGGATGACAACGACACCACCGACCGCCAGGACGACACGACTTACACCATCTCGTAAGCAGGAGGAGCAATATGGTATTTTGGGTAGGGAATACTACAGTATGGGACGCAGAAGATACAGATTCACTCAACTGCAAGGGCTACTCTGGAGTGGGCACAGATGGCCAGTACATATACTACACCCCTTACTACAACGGCAGCTCTCCCCATGGAGTCGTCCTGCGCCAGAAGATCTATGCCGTATTCAAGGACGAGGACACCTGGGAGGCTTACAATGCTGGGTCTGTGGACGGCCTCACCACAACAGGATTTTTTGGAAGCCCCATCTTCGACGGGCGCTACATGTATTTCGTGCCCAACAACAACGGCTCTGCCTCAGGGATAGTGCTGCGCTACGATACTACCCAGCCTTTCAAATCAGCAGGGTCTTGGGATGCAGTCAATTTATCCAGTATATACGTTGTGGGGGGCGATCTAGCACTATGGAGAAATACATATGGCACCTGGACTCAGATGTCTTCACACCAGATAACTAAAGTCAGTATAGGAGCAGACGGCACAATAGGTGCAGTTGATAATTCAACTGGTGAGGGCTTGATCTGGTCACCAGATACAAGCTCGTGGATCTCAATCGGTGGTAGCTTAAAAGATATTGCAGTATTCAGCAGTACAGCGATCTACGTGATAGGATCAGATGACAATCTCTGGTTTTATGACGGGAGTTGGAGTTTGTTCGCCTCTGGTCCGTTTATCAGCCTATCAGTCTCTTATGATGGCTGCCCTGCGGTAGTTGCTTCGACCGGAGCACCATACATCTACGTTAATAGCTCCTGGATATCATTAGGAGGTGTCTTAAAAGAAATAACAGCCTACTGGTCAAATGAAGTGTATGGCATCGGAGGAGATGACCACCTTTGGAGAAACTTGGATGGGGATTGGACTAACCCTGAAAACACAACAGCAATAACTCATCTAAGTATAAGCAAAGAAGGTGAGATGTATGTTACACGAGCATCTGACTCTGCAGCCATGTTTTTTGATGGCAGTACTTACTCTGGTGCAACTGGGGTTTGTCTAGACATATCTTGTGCTCATTCTCGACACTATGCATGTGGATTTCGAGGGGCGGTCTTTGATGGCCAGTACATCTATTTCGTACCTTACAACAATGGCGACTATGACGGCGTAGTCCTGCGCTACGATACCACTCAGCCGTTCTCTTCACCAGACTCCTGGCTGACTTATGACTTGGGCAGCATGGCCAGCGGAGCTGCTAAAGGCTACTGGGGTGCGGTAATAGTTGAGAACTTCATTTACTTCTCGCCGTATCACAACACCTCTGCTTACCATGGCCAGATCTTGAGGTACGACAGAAATCAGTCGTTTCAATCAGCAGGGGCCTGGACAGTCTTTGATGCTGCCACAGTTAGCGCCAACTGCAAGGGACTGGGCGCACCGTGCTCTGATGGCCGGTTCGTCTACTTCCCGAATGCGACTTATAACCTGGTCCTGCGCTACGACACCACATTACCCTTTACAGATACTGATTCTTACGCAACTTACGATAGCACATTGCTCAGTGAGGATGCAGACGACCAGCACAATGCTTGCTGTGTGCAAGGCCAGTACATTACGTTCGCTCCCAGTCTGTATACGATCCTTGTCTATGACACTGAAAAGCCGTTCTCAGATTCTGGGTCCTGGGCAGAGAGGGACGTATTTTATGCAGACGATATGAATACAGTAGGCTTCTTAGGGACTTACGCAGACCCTAATTACATCTACTTTGCACCATCTAACTGGGGCTCGTCGTATCATGGCAAAGTTATGCGAGTCAGGGTGAACCCCTGCCCCACTCAGTCTATGCCTGCACCTGGTGACTCTGAGGATCTGACTGAATACATGGCCTACAATCCATCTGTACTCTCAGTCACAACGCACAGGGCTACTGCAATCGGAATAGATGCATCGTGTGCGGCTTACTGCTTCCAGGATTACGAGAAAGACTGCTTTGATGCATTTGAGATCTGGTTTGAACTCAAACTAGCATCGGTCTCAGATATTTATCAGAGTCCAGACCCTGAGCCAACTTATTTAGTTGCCTGGAGCCTCAGTAACAAACACTCGGAAATCCTGGAAGGGATGGGCTCGAATGACCCGTCTGCAATAATTTCGATTGAGTGGGATGACGAGGGAAATGTAGTCTCTCAAAAACTGCACCTGGCAAAGAATGAGTCACTGAGTGCTGGTTATTCCATCTCGACGGGCACCGTTTACTATTGCAAAGCGAGCCGGACTGCTGGCAGTGCCACCATCACTTTACAGATCTATTCGGATGAGGAGAGGACCACTCTCTTAAGCACTCAGCAGATTACTACGTTCTCTACCACTATTAAGTGGAGGTTCCTTTATGTCTTGCGGGGCATCCTGGACCCTGAAAATATTGCGATGGCTACGTGGTATACCGAGGACTTGATAGTGGTCTCATATTCGTGAGGAAGACAAGATGGCAGATGATGAGGAATGTCCCGTTGCAACGATCTATCTATTCTTGCATCAGGCAAAATCCGGCTGCTGTGAGATCTGCCTGCGGCTCGATGGCTGGTACACCGCCGAAGAGGAGCCGGAGCCGCCTTACGAAATCTTGCAGCACGATTTCTGCCGGTGTCGTTGGGTCATGTTCACCATTACCGGTCTCTGGCGGGAGACGCGGGAGGCGCTGATCAACAACCACACGGACCTCAAGCAGCAGTACTACGATGCGGCTGTGGAGGTTGTGGCCTGGGAGGACAAAATAGCCGAGCGGGAGCTGCAGTTGGGTGAAGAAAAGGAAGCGAAAGCAGGAAAAGAAGCAGAAGCCGCCCGTCTCCAGGAAGACGCCAACGACTACATGAACCAGGCTGACCAAATACTGTATAACAGCGAGGAGATTACCGACGAACTCCAGGAGATCATAGATGCTTTGCTACAACAGGCCGAAGATGCGTTGGCAGAGGCAGAAGAATGTCTAGCTAAAGCTGATGAGATCCAGCAGGACATTTACGCATCTGCAAATTACATCAGCAACGCCAACGACCAGCGGGACGCTGAAATCTACCGGCGAGACGAAGCGGTCCAAAAACTTAATGAGGTGGAGCCCTGCCTTTCCCTGGGCTGCATCGAGGATAAGGCGGCGGAAATAGCCGGTTCAAGGCTCATCATGGAGTTCTAAGCGGTCTCATTTGTGTCCGGTTCTCCTGGCTTGCGCCTCCTCTCCCCCTCCCCGGACCCCACCCTCTCTCCTCGGTGGTCACGGCTGCGGCGGCGGGATAGCCGGGAGTGCTGACAGGTGACGTATCCGGCAGGCCGGGATAATTTTCTGCTTCATGGCCTACTCAGCGCCCAACAGCACGCTTGCGATCTTTGCAG